GGCCGTTTACGGTTGGCGGTAAAACCATCAGCTACAAGTGGACAGACACCGGCAACAACTCCGGCACAAATATTGCCGACTGGATCAACTACATGGGCGCAACTGACCCCAACGGGTTGATTCCAGGTGGCACCGGACTGCGCTGGGCTGAGATGCCCGACATGGTTATCTATGCAACTGGAGGCGTGGAGACTGCGCGGGGGTATAAAGAGGGCGCAACACCTACGCTCGTGGGTTTCTATATGGAGCGTGGTGGAGCAGATCATCCGGACATGGTGAGAGCGCAGGCAGATGACGGGACGCATTACACGCCAGCCACGTTTGCCAACGCTATCGTGACCAACATGCCGACGGATGGAACGCGCCGGTTGCAGATCAAGAACATCACGACCGGGCAGATTTTTTACAGCGGTCAACCGTCAACCGCAAACTATCAAGAGCCGTATCTCAATGGCGACACGCAAGGGCGATTGGATATCAATGCCGCTGGCGATAACCTCAACATCAACGCGGCAGGCGATGATCTGATTGTCGGCGCACCGACGATCACCGCAGGTGACAGTGTGCGTATTCGATTCGCCGAAGTTAATGGGCCAACGTCATTCAAATATTTCCAGACGATTGTCACCGCGTCCTCGACCGGGTTCAGCGTCGATGCATCGTTGTTCATCGAGACCGACCCAGTTTATGCGTCGAACGCTACCGACGGGTCAGGTGCCACAGTCACCAGCAAATTCGCGCCAGACTATGTCGATGCCGAGGTGGATTTGATCGTCGCGCAAAATTTCACCGCAGCGGAAGCCTATGCGTTTTTCTGCTACACACTGACGCTGACTGACGGCATTGATCAGTTTTGGGGTGGTGTGGAAGCAAAAGATATTGGTAACTACGAAATCCAGGCGTCAGTCCTCGATCTCAAATTCGACAACCTGACCACGACCAACCTGCGCCAAACAGATACCGCTCGAATCTACCGTGATGACGGGGCATACCCGGTTAAAAACGACGGTGCAACGACTGGCGGCGGTGGCGTGGACGTGAACTGGAAAAATCAGGTGTTTGTCCAAACCATCACACTGTCTGGCAGCAACGTCATCACTGGTGATATCGCAGACGTAGCCGCACAGGTGCAGGCAGGCATGACATCGCAGGGTTACACCGCGCCACGGGCGGCAGCGCTCGACACCATCGACAGCATCAACACCACCGTCACAGGTCTGGCCGATGACGTTTGGAGCAGTCCGCGCGCGATACCCAAATTGCTATCGGTCGAATAACCGGCCGCCAAAAAACACACTCGAGTTAAAAACATGGCAGATTCCGATATCAACGGACTGGCGCAGGCCCAGGCCGATTACATCGATTCAACTGATGAATTGATCATCCAAAAATCCGGCGAGACATCGTGCAAAAAAATACAGGTCGATGACCTGTTTGGCGGCTGGCGCGACATGATCGCGCACCTGTCATCGGCCAAACTGGCCGGCGTCAGCGATCCGTCGTACAACGTCATCACCGGCAATATTCGGGGCTATCAGTTTGCCGTCGGTAACGAGGCATGGATTACATTTCACGTCGATCACGACATGAAGCAGGGCGCGATCATGTATCCGCATATTCATTGGACGACCGTCGGCACAAGCACCAATACAGTCAAATGGGAACTGCGCTACACGATGGCCAATGGTCACAGCGCCGGTGCATTTCCAGCGGAAACACTGATTACGTTCGGCCCGACCGCCGCGACCGGTACGAGCCTGACGCACATGGTGACGGAAGACGCGACCGGCGTCGCCACGCCACTGCCCGACACACTGATACTTTGCCACATCAAACGTGTAACGAATGGCGGCACCGAAAATACAGATCCTGTATTTGGCCTGACGGTCGACTGGCACTACCCGACGCAGCAATACGCGACCAAGAACCGCACGCCAAATTTCTACACCTAAGCGAGGACAACATGACCAAAAACTACGAGATCAAAGCCGCCGCCGGCGCCAGCGAGGCCGAACTGCTGGTGTATGGCGACATTGGCGAGAGTTGGTGGGGCGAGAGCGTCACCGCCAAGGCCACCGCCGAGCAACTGCAGGCGCTCGACGTCGACACCATCAACGTGCGCATCAACAGCTACGGCGGTTCGGTCGCCGACGGCCTGGCCATATTCAACAGCCTGCGCAGTCACCGCGCTGCTATCAACGTGCGCATCGACGGCGTCGCGGTATCCATCGCATCGCTGATCGCCATGGCCGGCGATACCGTCGAGATGGCCGAAAACGCACTGTTCATGGTGCACGCGCCCTGGGGCGGCGCCACTGGCAACGCCAAGGCCCTGCGCGAATACGCCGACACGCTCGACACCTACGCCAAGGCCATGTCGAGCAGCTACGCGCGCAAAACGGGGCAGGATCACGACACCATCATGGCGCTGCTCACCGATGGCGATGATCACTGGTACACCGCCGCCGAGGCGCAAGCGTTTGGCTACATTGACACCATTATCGACGAGGCGATGCCGGCTGCTGCCGGCTTCGACCAGTCACGATTTAACCGACCCGATGCCGGGCCGGGTAAAACTCAGCCGGTCAGTTATGTGCCGGCTGAATCCGTTAAACCGGCGGCGATGGCCGCCGCCAACATCAACCCGAAACAGGAGACTGTTATGACAAAGCAAGCACCCGAGGCGGCCAGCGTCGATCCGATCGACGTGGATAAGGTCAAGGCCGATACCCGCGCCGAGATCCAGGCCGCAGAAACCCAACGCAAGCAGGACATCAAAGCCGCGTTCTCGCTGCACACCAACCGCGAAGGCGTCAATGCGTTGCTGATCGACTGCATCAGTGACGACAGCGTCAGCGTATCCGACGCGCAGGCCAAACTGCTCGACCACCTGGGCAAAGGCGCCGAGCCGCTGGCCGGCCAGGCCGTGCGCATCGAAACCGGCGAGACCGAGCGCGAGAAATTCGCCAAGGGCGCACAAGCCGCGCTGGCCGCCCGTGCCGGTCAGGCGCGTGACGATGGCGCCAACGAGATGCGCGGTTACTCGCTGATCGAAATGGCCCGCCGTTCACTGGTCGTCGCCGGCGTGCGCACCGAGCACCTCGACAAAATGGGTCTGGTCGCCGCCGCGTTCACGCACAGCACCAGTGATTTCACCAACGTGCTGGTCAACCTGGCCAATAAGTCGATGCTCAAAGGTTGGGAAGAGGCCGAAGAGACGTTCCAGCTGTGGACCAACAAAGGCACGCTGCCTGACTTCAAGCAGGCCAAGCGCGTCGACCTCAACGCCTTCCCGTCGCTGGCCCAGGTGCGTGACGGTGCCGAGTACACCTACGCCACCGTCGGCGACCGTGGCGAGACCATCCAGTTGGCCACCTACGGCAAGCTGTTCAGCCTGACCCGTCAGACCATCATCAACGACGACCTCGACGCCTTCACGCGCATCCCGATGAAGATGGGCCGCGCCGCGATCCGCACCGTCGGCGACCTGGTGTATGCCGTGCTGACCAGCAACCCGACCATGTCCGACTCGGTCGCGCTGTTTCACGCCAGCCACAGCAACCTGCCGACCGGCGCCGCCATCAGCACCACCAGTGTCGACGCCATGCGAGCGGCGATGGCCAAGCAGACCGACGGCGGCAGCAATGCCAGCGCGCTCAACATTCGCCTGGCCAACCTGATCGTGCCGGTAGCGCTCGAGGGCACGGCCAAGGTCGTGCGCGACAGTGAATTCGAGGTCGGCGCGTCGACCAAGAACAACACCACACCGAACACCGTGCGCGGCACGTTCGAGGTCATCAGCGATGCCCGCCTGGATGCGTCCAGCGCGTCGGTCTGGTACGGCGCGGCCAACCCCGGCATGCACGACACGGTCGAGGTCGCCTACCTCGACGGCAACGAGGCGCCGGTGCTCGAGCAGCAAGCCGGGTGGTCCGTCGATGGCACCGAGTTCAAGGTGCGCATGGACGCCGGTGTTTCGCCGCTCGATTTCCGCACCCTGTCCAAAAACGCAGGCGCGTAAACCAACCCTTAACGCCGCCGACAATCTCGGCGGCGATTTTTTCAATACGAGGAAACAGACATGCAAAACTATATCCAAGATGGCAAGACCATCGACTACACCAACGGCGGCTCGGCGATTTCGTCGGGCGATGTGGTCGTTGTCGGTAAAATCATCGGCGTGGCCGTCGGCGACATCGCCAACGGCGAAACCGGCGTACTGGCGATCGAAGGCGTGTTCGACCTGCCCAAGGTCGACGCCGCCGTCATC